ATTTTGTCAAAGGTGGTAATGATGGTTTGAGTTCAATGCGTAGAGAGACGATGTTTATCAATACTCTTCAAGGTCTTCATCCTCTTGAAGCAGAGATTGTTTGCCTCTGTAAAGATAAGAAACTGGATACAAAGTATAAGATTACAAAGGAAATTATTTCACAGGCATATCCTGACATTCAGTGGGGAGGTCGGTCTTGAGTCAACTTCGTGATGTGGTAGAAAAAGCAAAGAATACCGAAACTCCTATGGAAAACTGGACTCCCGCAGAAAAAGAAACCTGTAAGTCACGATACGGTTGTGACATTATGATTGAGAATGGTTCTTATGCGGAAGTCTGCACGAAAGAAGCACCCAGTGATGCTTATATTGTGCAGTATATGGTGGATGATAAGATCTGTTTTGATCTGACTCGTGGTTCAAAACTTCGTTTGTTTGATATGTATTGGGATAAGTTTCGTGAGAATCTAAAGAGTGTTGAATTTGGTTATGGAACAATCAATCCAAAACTCTGGGGATATAAATCACCCGAAAAGAAAAAGCGAAAGTGATTTCCCAGATCGGGTAAAAAAATTCCCGGCAAAAAATCCCACACGATGATTTTTTAAAAAAGTAGCGTGCTGATACAGTTTTAGTATCGGTTGCTACTTTTTGAGTTTTATGGTAATATATACATTACGTTCATTCGCTATTCCCAAATAGCGAACGGAATTACCAATTAGGGAAGGAACGCACCAATACCCATAAAGTAAAGGAGCAAACCAATGGCACTGATTTTGATTCAACAAAAAATGCTGAAAGAAAAACGTCTTCGTGAAGCACAATTGATGATGGCAAAAAAACTTGCTTGATCTAAAGGAGGGTTGATTCCCTCCTTTTTTTATGATAAAATACCTGAAGAGTATAATACCCAATGGACAAAGACCGATTAAAACTGATTGTTCGTAATCTGGAACTTTTGATTGATTCTCTGAAAGCAGAAATCTATTCAGATACAACTGCTTATAGGTATGATGATATTCGACCCAGAGAACTGGGTTATGACGAAATCTTTGAGGATGATGATGACTAGAGCAAAACAATTGGTTAAACTGTTAGAAAGAATGTTAAAACAAGATCACTTGTTTTCGGAAGAACAAATTGTAGAAATCAAACAACAACTACGAATCGTCAAGAAAGACCTTGCAGTTGTTGAAGCACAAACAACAAAAGGATTTGGAAAGAAATGAAACCAATTAAAGCAAAAGATCTTCTTGAACTGGATAAAAATCTTGAAGTTGTGATGCTACAATGCTATGCACTTCCAGAACAAGTCATTTATCAGGCAGGTAAATGTGACTATTCTGAAACTCCAATTCACAATCAAACAATTCCTAAAGCAAGTGAATGTGGTGAATGGGTTGTAGAACGTTTATTGAGCAATGAGAAAGGTCACTGGGGACCGCTAGAACACCCTTCAATTACTTTTTCGGTGTCTGGGTATGTTCATAACGTTGCAATGCAAGCACGGACTCATAGGGTGGGCGTTAGTTTTGATGTGCAATCTCAACGTTATACTGGAAGGAGAGTCATTAAGGTTGCAAGTGGTGAATTTAAACCTGAAGATGTTTTTTATGTGCGTCCTGCAGGGTTTTATACCAATCGGTATGGTAAAAAGTATGATTGGACTCAAGAAGATTATCAGGACGAACTCAACTGGATTGTAGAAGGTTGTAAGCGTTATGCAACAAAATACGAAAAAGGAATGTGTGAAGAGCACATTAGGGACTATCTTGCACAAGCAATTCGTCAGAACTTTGTGGTTTCTTTTAACCTACGTTCTGTTCTTCATATTATGGATCTGCGAGCAAAAATGGACGCACAATTAGAGATTCAAGCATTGTGTGAGCAGTTTGTTCCACTTCTTCAAAAATGGTCTCCAAATGTCTGGAAGTATTATGAAGAGAAGCGTCTTCACCGAGCACGTTTGAGTCCATAAATATTTTTGTGTTGAATTTATAACTTTATGCCTGTATACCCCGTTATTCATAAGACCACTGGCGAACAGAAAGAAGTGGAAATGAGCATCCACGACTGGGATCAGTGGAAAAAAGACAACTCTGACTGGATTCGTGACTGGTCAGATCCTTCTACTTGTCCATCTCCCGGTGAGGTTGGTGAGTGGAGGAATAAATTGATCAATAAGCACCCTTCGTGGAATACTGTCCTAGAGAATGCAAGTAAGGCACCAAGATCAACTGTAAAGAAACTCTAAAATGGCAAGAAGAAAGAGAAGCAATTCGGACCAACCAATCGGCGTTGGTCTTACCGCAAAACAGGCAAAGAGAAAGAAACCATTAAGTTCAGAGTATTTGGTTGATATAGAACCTCTTACAGACAATCAAAAGCGTCTGTTTGACTCTTATGCAGACGGTAAGCATATTATTGCTTATGGTTGTGCTGGAACTGGTAAGACCTTTATTACACTCTATAATGCTCTGGTAGATGTTCTGGACGAAAGAACTCCTTATGAGAAGATTTATCTTGTTCGTTCTTTAGTCGCTACAAGAGAGATTGGATTCTTGCCCGGAAGTCACGACGATAAGGCAGATATTTACCAGATTCCTTATAAGAATATGGTGAAGTATATGTTCCAAATGCCTTCTGACGCTGATTTTGAGATGCTCTATGGAAATCTTAAATCGCAGGAAACAGTTAAGTTTTGGAGCACTTCATTTATTAGGGGAACTACATTAGACAACTCTATTATCATAGTTGATGAATTCTCTAACTTAAATGGTCACGAATTAGATTCTATTATTACTCGTGTTGGTGAAAATAGTAGAATATGTTTCTGTGGGGATGCTACACAGTCAGATTTAATTAAAACAAGTGAAAGAAATGGTATTATTGATTTTATGAATATTATTAGAAAAATGCCATCTTTTGATATAATTGAGTTTGGAATAGACGATATTGTCCGTTCATCTTTGGTCAAGGAGTATCTATTGGCAAAGTATGAACTAGGCATTACTTTATAATTATATGTCTAGTTCGTAAAGAAATAGATTTATATAAATAATTAAAACCTTTACGAACTAGACAATGTATAAAGTATATTTAATTACTAATATTGAAAATAAAAAACAATATGTTGGTATAACTAAATTTTCCCTTGAGGAAAGATTTTCACAACATATTAAAAGGGGATTCATTCTAACAGAAGCAATTCAAAAATATGGACAAGAAAAGTTTTTTATTCAATTAGTTGAAGAAGTTGAAAGTGCCGAAAGAGCATATGAACTTGAACAATATTACATAAAACAATATAATACAAAGGTCCCTAGTGGATATAACTTAACTGATGGTGGGGATGGTATTTTTGGTTGGGAAGCGAGTGAAGAATATCGTCAAGAATGTTCTGAACGAGTAAAACAACTTCATAAAGATAAAAAAGTTGGTATGTATGGTAAAAAACATAGTGAAGAAACAAGGAAAAAAATGAGTGATTCCTCAAAAGGGAAACCAAAGCCTTGGTTAGTTGGTAGGGAAGTAAGTGAAGGAACAAGAGAAAAAATTCGCCAATTAAATCTTGGCAAAATTCTTTCTGAAGAAACCAGAAAAAAAATCAGTGAAAATCATCACGACATTTCTGGTGAAAATAACCCTATGTTTGGCAAAAAGCATTCGCCCGAAACCATTGAAAAATTAAAAGAAAGGGCAAAAAAACGCCCTAAAAGATTTTGGATTAATAATGGTATTGAAGAAAAACTTATAACAATTGACGAATCTATACCTATGGGTTATAATAAAGGGAGAGTGAGGTCTTAATGTTTAATCATATTGATATTGAACTCCCAAAGTTGGAGCGTGAGACAATCGATGGAGTCAGGTATTATAAAGTGCCTGATGATGAAGAACTTCTTAAACTAGTTTCAATCACTTCTGTTACGAGTCATTTTAATCGTGAAATATTCGTCAAGTGGCGTAAAAAGGTCGGTGAAGAGGAAGCACAGAAAATTACTAAAGCGGCTACGAATCGTGGCACGGATATGCATTCTCTCGTGGAAAATTATCTTTATAATAAGGATCTCCCGCCTGTTCCGCCGCTTCCGGATTTTCTTTTTAAGATTGCGAAAACGGAACTCAATCGTATAAATAATATCTACGCTCTTGAAGGTTCCCTATATAGTAAGCAATTAGGTATTGCAGGAACTGTGGATGCAATTGCAGAGCATAATGGTGAATTAGCAATAATTGACTTTAAGACTTCTAAAAAGCCCAAACCCCGTGAATGGATAGACCACTATTTTGTTCAGTGTATGGCATACGGTGCAATGTTCTATGAACTCACTGGTATTCCAATTAAAAAACTTGTAATCATTATGTCTTGCGAAAATGGAGAATGCGTTGTTTATGAAGAAAGAGACAAATCAAAGTATCTCAAACTACTTACCGAATATATTAGAACATTTGTTAGAGACAAACTCGCAGAATATGGAACCCAATAAAGAACTAGAACAAGTTATAGAAAATAAGTTTCTGACTCCCTCAAAGTTTGCTCTAGAGATAGAGAAAATTGTGATTGAGGAAAACTTTAATTACATTGACGCAATCTGTCATTATTGTGAAATTAATAATCTTGAAGTGGAGTCGGTCACAAAACTGATTTCAAAACCACTCAAAGAAAAACTCAAGTATGATGCGATTAGTTTGAACTTTATGAAACGCACCTCACGGGCAAAACTTCCCCTATGAGTCCATTTGAAGTTTATCAAAATTATCTTTCGTTAAAATCACACTTTACCAATCCAAAATACGATTACTTTAAATATAACAAGAAAGTCAGAGCAACACTGACTTCTTTTAATAAAAGGTCCGATAAGTATTGGTTCGAGAAGACCTCAAGAAAGTATTCTGACAAAGAAGTTGTAGATTTTCTTGTATCAAACTTTGTAGCAACAGACACACCGGGAAATTTATGGATAGGTCAGGTTATAAATTCTGGAGAAAGAACCTACCAAGAGTGGATGAAACGACAGCAGAGTTTAACTTACTTATTCAAGGAACAAAGCAACGAATTGTTCTCGGAGACAAAATTAGAGGATGCCTTGAACTGCTCCAAAGGACATCCGCCAATTCTAAAAGGTTTTTTAAGTGGTAAAATCTGCTTGGAAACTCTGGTAATTTATGATAGAATATTTCAGTTCAGTAAAAGGTTTGATAAGAAACTTCTAGACCCAG